GCGGCAGCGGCAGCGGCAGCGGCAGTAAAAAATGACTCCAACCTCCAACCTAGGACCAATCAATCACAATGCCTTTCTGTAGGCGTGGCCCGAGCGCAGTCTCTATCCAGGCCTCCTTATACGCCACTTCACAATGCGCAAACTTCTTCTCAAACACTTCTACCAACTCGTCATTCGTAATCTGGAGTTTGCTTCCTGCAAATCGAGGTTGATACATATAAGATGTATAACCAAGGCCCGTGACCCTGCATATATCGCCGTTGACTCCAAGACATATCTGCTGGAGTACCTGCTGCCTACCCTGCCCTGGAAAGCTCATAAAATGTTTGCGGGTGAACATGCTGCTACACGCGCAGTGTCAGCCCTTGCAGTTCAATTTTATCATGTCAAGCCCTTCTGTGCCCAAGCAATACGTCTCGTAGGATATGGGTGGAAGTTCATATATTCTGCCGTGGTGTATTCAAACCCATGTGATTTGTACCATGCCTTAGCATGTCGTAGAGGATATAGGTGAATGCCTAGGCGCTCTGCATAACAATCACCTACAACTCGTCGCAGAATAGAAGACCCCGTCCCACCCCCGCGAAACGCCGAATGAACCGCGATATAATCCAAGTAGCGATTGCCGCCATTTTGCGGGTGGATTGACACTATGGCGAAACCCACAAGGTCCCCTGCACCAGTAAAGAGACCGAGGCTATGGGGTCGCGACCGCTCTCTCCAGGAAAAGCCGAAATCCACAATAGGCAGTCTGTATCTGTCAAAGGCATCGTGGAAGATGTCACGCATTGACCTATAGTCTGACTCACGCAGTTTGCGGAAATACATTGAGGCTTAAAGGTTCGGGGGCGCCGGCGCGCGTACAATTTTTCGGCTGAAAAATTTGATTTGGCCATTGCATCCCTGTGATTACCAAAAATGATGACCCTCGGCCCATTAATTAAAAAGAAGGCAACCCCTCGCCCTCTAAATACTTCTGCAAATCGTTGCGCCTATTGCGGGAAGGGTCAGGCAGACTCTTACCAAATCAGTACGCCACTCGGCATAGCAGCCTGTATGAAACATGCAGAGTTTGCAAAGTGGGACTGCAAAGCTTATATGCATAAAAAGGGTCAGGCACGCCTAAACGATTGCATCCACTATCCAGGAATTCATTCCTTTATTAATGCTTTACAAGTCCTTTCCAACGGGTTTAGTGATGGTGAGACAGGCGGTTGGCACCTCATGAGGGAGAGGTGCCCATTCTTTCTAAAAGTAGACAACGCATGGACAATTCCCATCTACAATAGCAGCCTGTCAATCACAAAAAGATTTGACATTCAGATGTTCAATGACGAATCAGTCATTGGCCCCATTCTATATGATGTACCCCTCGAGTTCCCCCACTATGTAATATATACTCTAAACTTGCTAAACTGGGGCATTTACTCCGACTATGCGCGCATCACAGACAGCTTATAGATGTAGATATTAATCCCCTTTTCAATGTAAAGGTAAGTATAACCTTTTCCCTCTGGAATATCAACCTCATTGCATTCATTTTCCTCCTTCAAAATCTCCGCGTGTTTCTCTTTTACTGCCACGACTGCTTCGTCATACGTGCAGAATGTCCGCAAATATGGCTTACCGCCTTCAATAACAATGTAGACAAACTCCATAGTAGGTGTAGATACTAAACCTATTATGGGGATTCAATTTTTTATTTAACGTCACCTGCCGACCCTCCTTAGTACGCAAACATCATACCACCACGACCGCCATAAACGCGAAAAATATTGTACGTCTCTGCCCATACATTAATTAAGTACCGCGGCATTGCAGAGCCAGCCGGCTGACCAGCATAAGGCGCCAAGCCTAGCGACAAGTTTATTGCAGGAATCTTATCCAGATTTGCCTCTCCACAATGTTGACTTGCTGCCAAGAAACCAGATTGAAAAGCAAAAGGCAGGTTATACATGTACCGATTCACCCACGGCGTTTTTCGCTGCTCTATCGCGGGAATAAAAGAGCGGAATATAGAGGGCGAGGCCGTATTATAGCGGTAGACTGACCCCTCGTAAATCAGAGAAATCGCCGAAATAGGCTCTGAATCACTATATGTGAATGCGGGAACCAGTTCGCTATGCACTCGCGTCCCTATTTGCGTGGCATTTGGCCACCATGGAGTCGGCTGGCCCGCAATCGAATCCGACAAGTCGCGCGTACACAAAAAGGGCGCATTATAATACGGCGTCTCAAATCGCTGTGCGTAAAAAAAGAGGTTGCGCGTGGGATTGGGAACACGTAAATAACAATTCACACTATCCGCCCCTACTGTATCAACCTGGTCAAATGCGTAATGCTGCAGAATCGGTACTTGAATATCTGCAAGGCGGAATCTGTTCGCCTCTGGTCGGTCCAAATACACATACTCTGCCATAATATATGTGTCTGGTCCCATATATGTCAAGTCTGCAACCGTCCTCTGCTTAATACCTGGGACTGCCGAAACTTTCTGAGTCACGCCTGGAAATCCGCTCAAACCCGAAATATCCGTACCACCTGCGTTGGCATAATAAAAGGGGGATTCAGCGAGAGGAAAATAGGCCTCTCCACCTGCAGGAGTATTCGTCAAGGCAGATGTGTCACGCTGAGCAGTACTAGTGTAGAGTGTATTTAGAGCAGAATATGAAATAGAGAGCTTCACAGGGTCGGCCTGTAGCGCATCTATAGGAAGAAAAGCGCCGGCATCACCAGAGCTGAACCAGAAGGGAAGGTGTGTTACAGCTCGTGCGACCGTGTCACGGCCCGCTCCCCCGCCCGCCTGAAAGTTGCTCGAGTTTCTTTGCAGCAATTTATCCATCGAACTCACTTTTTCAAGAGGTGTATAGAACTCGTCCATCACTTCGAGAAGCTGCCCGTCCAGTACCTCTACGCGCGTACCCCCTATTTCTAGAGTGGCAGTATTGATAATTGCATGCCCTAGAGAATTTGTCCAACTAAAGGCCGGCCCCACAAACGTTTTTGGGGGCACCTGGCTTGCACACCACGCCTTGGCAGCAAGTTGTTGCCTCGAAATATCTGGCATCTCCGAAACGAGATAGAGACGCGAAATAAGATGCCCCTTTCGCGGAAGTGTAATCACAGAAGTATTGCCGAGACTAGGAAGAGTATCAAAATCCAGGCGAACCCATTGAGTTGTAAAACGGCCAGCACGGACAAATACTTTTACAAAGTAAGAATTATTGGGCCGCCCCTTTTGGCAAATAAAACGGGCATCTTGAATACCCCCGTACACAACTCGTAGTAGAGCTGCGACCATTCTTTTTAAGGGTTAGAGGGAAACCTTAGACCAAGAGAATGCCACATACAATCAACACCACTCCCAGAATCTGCGACCATGTTATAGATTCGCCCATACTTACTCCCACCACCGTGTCAGAAATCGACGTAAGCGCATTCCAATAGTTATTTACGCGAAAGAGTTTGTCCTTTCTCAAAGCGGCCTGCAATAAATAAACGACAGCCCCGTATCCAGCTATTCCACCAAAGATGTTTCCCGGAAGATTATCTTTTGCATAACGCTTCAAGTTATAGTCGGCAAACGTCTCGAATGCCGCCATAACCGCGGCATATCTGAAGGCCGAATCATCTAAGATTGCCTCCATCTCCTGACATTGTGTAAGAAACTTCCCTCCCCCTATTAAATGGAACCTCAAACGGGGGGAGCAATACAAAAAATCATTCATCAAATATGGATTGGCAAAAATCCCTTGCCCACGATTTGGATGGATACGGTGAGACACTTTGCAGAAGCTCATGGCTACAAATACAAGCTCTGGAAGGATGCGGATATTTCCAGCCTTCACATGGACTCTGTTCCTGGCCTCGCCGCCGTCTACAAAAGTTTTGGAGGAGAACTCGCAGGCAGAGCTGACATTATTCGCATGTTAGTCCTCTACAAAGAGGGAGGGCTGTATATTGACGCAGATACTGTGATTCTTAAACCAGAACAATTCAACGAATTTTTAGAGAAGAATAAGGCCGGCGTCTTTTTCGGATGGGAAGAAATCCCTGAGGCGCGGATAAAGAAGCTCGATGTAGATGCCGCCGTCAAACGTTCTAAGCGAATGGTTGCAAATGGAATCATAGGTGCCGAGAAGGGCCACTCCTTCTTCAAAGAGCTACTAGAGGGCGTGGTGAAAAATGTGAAAGACAATGCGGAATCGCAGGCCTGGAAGGCAGTTGGTCCACACTATGTTACTCGCAAGTACAGGGAAACACGCAAAAAACATCCTGATGTTCACGTGTATCCTATGAAATATTTCTACCCTCGGCATTGGGCTGGAATCAAAGACCCGCGCCTGCATGAGAAAGTACGCGTTCCGAAAGAAAGCATGATGTTTCAATACGGATATTCTACAAACTCCTTTGCCAAATATTTTAAGAAACTCGCCGCCCGTCGTACGCGACGGAACTAAAGACCACTTATTCTATAATACAGAATGAACGCAGAAGAATTAGTATATGAGGAACTGCCTTCCAATAGTAATACTAGGCAGATAAAATATAATATACTACTGGTCATTATTATTGTGGTTGTTGTTGGTGTATTTAGTGCTAAAGTATTCTTTTAACGGCGCCCGCCATTCTGCCCACCCTTGCTATTGCACAGAAAGAAGGTGTAAAAGGGGTAGTAGAAAAAGGGAAATAGAAACGCCAGTACGACATATAGGATAGTGAGAGGAGTACCCGTATTAGCGTTCAGATTGTATCTGTACGATTGTACACCGGCCCCTGATGCAAAGATCATCAGCCAAATAAAGTAGAAGGTGACTCCTATCATAAATCCGGCTTGATAGGAGCTAGACTCAGCGGCAGCTTTCTGGGAGTTGTCACCCTTACCATTATGTTCCGGGGAAGCAAATGGCTCTGCTACAGTACCAGCCACAGCATGACCAACAGTATCCCCTGCACCTTTAACTAACTTTGCATACTTGTCTACTAAATTGCTCATTATATTTAATGCGGCGATTTTAATCTTCAAATACCGCATTGGCCATGCCATTCTCAAAACGCATCCAGTTCAGGGCAACACAGAATACTTTGACTTCCCACGAAGAGTCTTCTACACCCGCAGGCGGTTTCACATTCAGAGTAAGGCGCAGCGAATTTACGCGACTGGCATTTATAGAGCCAGAAGGTTGATGTTGTCCAGGATGTTTTGCAAAACTATAGCCATAGATGAAGCGCGAATAAGATGTATACCCCCCTTTGTGTGCGGCGGAGATATTATGCCTGAAGAATTGTTCATCCGCCTCACATAGTACAGTGCCATTTACTTGAATGGCGGCAGAATCCAGCAGCGGTTCCACGGGAAATAGAGGGTTATATTCTGATTCTACTACACTGCTATAATTCGTCCATTCATTATTATTCTGCACGGCCTTTCGCCGCACAAACCATATGATTTCCTCTATAGGATGATTTGCCTCTAGAGGAAGCTGTATTTTCACAATATTCTCCCTGGCGCCAACGGAATATTTCATTGGCTCTTGGAAATAAAATGTCTGGAGTTCCCTGTGAAGGATTTCAAAAGGATTACGCAGCATTCTGGAGCGAAGTTCACCTTCTACAATCGCCCCATAGCTAAGAAGAGTGACAGATTTGAAAGGGGGCGGGGCGACACTCCAATCACCTATAACTGAGTTCCAAGAATAAGAACCATATTCTGCAACATAGGCGGGAATATCCTTTACACCTGTTACGGGGTTCGTTCTCCATCCCGCGGCCCCATCCCAATAGTAGATTGTTCTAGAACGAACTGCGTCGAAAAACGCAATATTAAACGGAGGAGGCGTGGGTTGCCAAGATGCGGGGACCGGATTCCAGGTATATAACGAGGCAATATGAAGATTGTCTGGTAGAGCGAGTTGATTCGCCCACACACCCCTTGTTCCATTATAAGACCAATTATAGGAAGTTCCATTGCGCGCGGTATAAGTGAAACTAAAGGGAGGAGGAACATCCCAACTTCCAAAGTTCTGATACGAATCAAACGTCCATGTACAAGTAGGAAACGCGAAATTAAATGCAGTATTCAGGGGAGTAGCATCACATGCCGTACGTTTTCCCGACATGATGCGAACACATTCTTGAAATGGCCGCAGCGTAATATTTATTTTCACGTAACCCTCTCGTATTGCTGTCATTGGAAGGGCCTCTTTCAGGCCCGCCCTTGAAAAAAAGAAGGGGAGGGGGCACGTGAGCAGGCCATTCTCCACAGGATACGTTGCAGGGAGGCGATTAGAATTCATAAGGCGCTGCATACTCATTAGGCCAATATGGTCATAGGCTACGCCAACTTGCGCCCCATAGCTATGGAAGAGTGTAGTATAAACATTGATAAAATCGCCGTCAATTGTTTCCACCGTAACTCCGTCTATTTCTAATTCTGCCGATTGTATGATAAGTGCACCGAGACCATTTGCATATTCCCACGCGCTGCTTGGGCTACTGTAGAACATTCGTTTCGCGGCATATATATTTCGTGTCTGTTCATCTAGCCAATGGTCCAGGCGAATCTGTAGGGCGGTTCCGAGGAGAAGATCGCCGACTACAATGGAGCCAAGGTCGAATGTGAAGCGCTGGGCAAAGGCGGCTGGACCACGAAGGGCGACTTCTTGTACAGTAGAAGTGAATGGCAGAAGACGGCGGTCAACATCTCTAGCAAACCATGTTACATCCGTGGAAATAGGAAAAAGGTCATTCTCCTGTTGGTCCCTATCAACGAGGTCAAGGAGAGTTGTTATAGGCCCCCTTGCACCTTGAGCAGGTAAAGGAGCTTGGAGAACATCGCCAGGGTCTGGATCTGGAGGGGCATGTGTTCTAGAACCACCGCGAAAGGAAATAGGAGTTCCAGACATTCTTGTACCGAAACTGGCGGTTGCCCCTACCACATTGCTTCCAGGCTGTGTAACACTTCCTCCCAGCTGTAGAATAGCATTAATAAACTGTTTCTTTAGTGCAAGAAGTTGACTAAAAGGTGTTGTTGGACCAGGAAGGGGGTCATTGATACTAGGGGCAGAACTAGGGGCAGGCTGCTGTGGAGGAGGTGTATATACCGACCAATATGTAGGCTGTGTATGGGGGGCGTGCGCTTTTCCTGGCGGGACGGGTAAAATAGCAATATACATATTTTTATCAATATCGTCTACAACTAAATCACCAATATTGTAGGCGGGACTATCATAATAGGTAATTAAACGTAAAGGAATAGGGGGGCTAGAAGGTGTATAGGGCACCCAATATGTGGACCCTACAAAGGGAGGGTCCTCCCCTCCTGGCGGGACGGGTAAAATAGCAATATACACCTTTTTATCAGTATACATCGCACTAAGAGCTAAATCACCCACGTTATAGGCTTCGTGTGTATAATAACTAACTATACGCGCAGGTGGAGGAGAACCAGGGGCAGGGGCAGAGCCAGGGCCAGAGCCAGGGCCAGAGCCAGGGCCAGAGCCAGGGCCAGAGCCAGGGCCAG